GCTCATCTGAATCATCTTCCAGCTCATCTGAATCATCTAGTTCAAGCTCTTCAGAATCTTCCAGCTCATCTTCAGAATCTTCATCAAGTAGCAGTTCTGAATCCTCTAGTTCTTCAGAATCTTCATCAAGCAGTTCATCAGAATCATCAAGCTCAAGTTCTGAATCTTCAAGTAGCTCATCTGAATCAAGCTCCAGTAGCTCTTCAGAATCAAGTAGCTCATCTGAATCATCTTCCAGCTCATCTGAATCATCTAGTTCAAGCTCTTCAGAATCTTCCAGCTCATCATCAGAATCTTCATCAAGTAGCAGTTCTGAATCTTCTAGTTCATCAGAATCTTCATCGAGCAGCTCGTCTGAATCATCAAGCTCAAGTTCTGAATCATCAAGCAGCTCATCTGAATCAAGCTCCAGTAGCTCTTCAGAATCAAGTAGCTCATCTGAATCATCTTCCAGCTCATCTGAATCATCTAGTTCAAGCTCTTCAGAATCTTCCAGCTCATCTTCAGAATCTTCATCAAGTAGCAGTTCTGAATCTTCTAGTTCATCTGAATCTTCATCAAGCAGCTCATCTGAATCATCAAGCTCAAGTTCTGAATCATCAAGCAGCTCATCTGAATCAAGCTCCAGTAGTTCTTCAGAATCAAGTAGCTCATCTGAATCATCTTCCAGCTCATCTGAATCATCTAGTTCAAGCTCTTCAGAATCTTCCAGCTCATCTGAATCATCTTCCAGCTCATCATCAGAATCAAGCTCTAGCAGCTCTTCAGAATCTAGTAGTTCATCAGAATCATCTTCCAGCTCATCAGAGTCATCTTCTTCGAGTTCAGAGACTCATTTATCTTCCAGCTCAAGTTCTGAATCAAGCAGCTCATCTGAGAGTTCAAGCTCCAGTTCCGAGTCTTCTAGCTCAAGCTCATCTGAGAGTTCAAGCTCCAGTTCCGAGTCTTCTAGCTCAAGCTCATCTGAGAGTTCAAGCTCATCAGAGTCGTCAAGTTCAAGTAGCTCTGAAAGTTCATCGAGTAGCTCTTCTGAAAGTTCTAGTTCAAGCTCAAGTGAATCTTCATCAAGTAGTAGTTCTGAATCTTCTAGCTCATCAAAATCCTCTAGCTCATCAAAATCCTCTAGCTCATCAGAATCATCTAGCTCATCAGAATCATCTAGCTCTTCTGAATCTAGCTCAAGTTCGAGTTCAGAATCATCAAGTTTGAGTTCAGAATCATCAAGTTCGAGTTCAGAATCATCAAGTTCGAGTTCAGAATCATCAAGTTCGAGTTCATCCGAAAGTTCCTCAAGCTCAGAATCTAGTTCAAGTAGCTCCTCAGAATCATCATCAAGTAGTTCCTCGGAATTATCATCAAGTAGTTCCTCAGAATCATCATCAAGTTCATCAGAGAGTTCAAGCTCGAGTTCTTCGGAAAGTTCTTCAAGTAGCTCATCGGAGTCAAGTAGCTCATCGGAGTCAAGTAGCTCATCGGAGTCAAGCAGCTCCAGTGAATCTTCCTCAAGCAGCTCTTCGGAGAGTTCAAGCTCTAGCCCTTCAGAATCCAGCTCCAGCTCTGAATCTTCGAGCTCCAGCAGCTCATCTGAATCATCAAGCTCCAGCTCAGAATCATCAAGCTCCAGCTCAGAATCATCATCTAGCAGTTCTTCTGAATCATCTAGCTCCAGCTCTGAATCCAGTTCTAGCAGCTCATCAGAGTCATCAAGCTCCAGCTCTGAATCCAGTTCTAGCAGCTCATCTGAATCATCAAGCTCCAGCTCAGAATCCAGTTCTAGCAGTTCTTCAGGATCTTCGAGCTCCAGTTCAGAATCATCAAGCTCCAGCTCAGAATCATCATCCAGCAGTTCAGCAGTGGAATCAAGTTCAAGCTCTGAATCCTCAAGCTCATCTGAATCTTCGAGTTCCAGTTCAGAATCTTCTTCTAGCTCCAGCGAATCTTCTTCTAGCTCCAGCGAATCTTCTTCTAGCTCCAGCGAATCTTCTTCGAGTAGTTCATCTGAAAGTTCTAGTAGCAGTTCAGAATCAAGTTCTAGCAGTTCAGAATCAAGTTCATCAAGTATTAGCCCAATTGTAGGTAAAATGTTACTCAGATTTGCATCAAGAAAACCACAGATTGACTTTGAAGGCAGGGATGGGACATATTAGTCAACTAACCACAGATAAATCAGTGGGCTTCCTTGGCATATTTTAGTGAAAACTAAATGACGGAGAAAAACTAAGTAACGGAGAAAAAACTAAGTAACGGAGAAAAAACTAAGTAACGGAGAAAAAACTATGGCACTAACACTCACTACACATGCAATAGAAAAATCAACTTATGTAATGACGGCTTCTTTTAAAGATGAAGATGGTAATGCAGTTACACCAACTTCTATCACATGGACCTTAACCGATAAAAATGGAGTTGTTATTAATAGTAAACAAGATGTAGCAGTAATTACTCCTGCAGCTTCTATTAATATAGTTCTTTCTGGAGATGATCTTGAAGTATTACCTGGAGAAACTAATAATATTATAAGAGTCTTTGCTGTAAAAGCCATTTATGACTCAGCTACTCTGGGAAATGATCTTCCACTGAGGGGAGCAATTCAATTTTTTTTAGATAATCTTGTAGCAGTAACGTAGATTTACGAAATTTTTAGTCAAGGATACATTAAAGGATACATTAAATGTCTAGTTCCAGTTCATCATCCGAATCATCAAGCTCCTCAAGTGCTGAACCACAATACAAAGGCCATGACCTGTTCTTAACGAAGCCAAACTGGATTGAAGCACCATTTCAGAATTTATTACATCCATCAGATTTTCTCGGGACCCTCGGTAAAATTACAGCAGAGGATAATCTTGAAGAGACTGTCCTGACATTTAAAGCGCTCTTTTCTCCTCCAGGCAAAGAAAATATTCAGCATCTGCTGGAATACTTTGATGAGATGATGGGACGCTTTGGAAACTTCTGGATGCCCTCCTGGAAAAAGGATATTATTATTACCACTGGTTTTCTAGCAGGTGATATTACATTTGATATTCAAGAGGATCAATATGCCGCAATATGGTTTCTAAGTTTATCAACAGGACATTACCTAATTTTTGAATGGCCTGATGGTACGTATAAATGCAGAAAGGTAACTGCCACACCATCTTCTACATCAATAACTCTGGATACAGCTTTAGGAAAGGCTTGTGCTGCAAATGAGTTAGCTGATTTGAAAGTATCTTTTCTGTATTTTGTTCGATTTGATCAAGATGAAATGGAAGTTGAATATCAGACTGAAGAAGATGCAAATATCTATTTAAGTTTTAGAACACTACCATTTGAAGGAATAGCACCTAGTTCCTCATCCAGTAGCTCTGAAAGCTCAAGCAGTTCCGGTTCAAGCTCAGAATCATCAAGTTCGAGCTCATCTGAATCATCATCGAGCTCATCTGAATCATCCAGCTCTTCTAAATCATCATCAAGTTCATCTGGATCATCCAGCTCTTCTAAATCATCATCAAGTTCATCTGAATCATCAAGTTCATCTGAATCATCATCAAGTTCATCCGAATCTTCATCGAGTTCTCAATCATCAAGCTCAAGTTCATCTGAATCTTCATCGAGTTCTCAATCATCAAGCTCAAGTTCTTCTGAATCATCAAGCTCAAGTTCTTCTGAATCATCCAGCTCAAGTTCATCTGAAAGTTCATCGAGTTCTGAATCATCAAGCTCAAGTTCTTCTGAATCATCAAGCTCAAGTTCTTCTCAATCATCCAGCTCAAGTTCATCTGAAAGTTCAAGTTCAAGTTCAGAGTCCTCTTCAAGCTCAAGCTCAGAATCCTCAAGTTCCAGTTCAGAATCTTCAAGTAGTTCTTCAGAAAGCTCTAGTTCAAGTTCATCTGAGAGTTCTAGCTCAAGCTCTTCAGAATCTAGCTCAAGCTCTTCAGAATCTAGCTCAAGCTCTTCAGAATCTTCATCAAGCTCAAGCTCAGAATCTTCGAGCTCCAGTTCAGAATCTTCAAGTAGCTCATCTGAAAGTTCCAGCTCTAGCTCATCTGAAAGTTCCAGCTCTAGCTCATCTGAAAGTTCAAGCTCAAGCTCATCTGAAAGTTCAAGCTCAAGCTCTGAATCTTCCAGTTCTTCAGAATCCAGTTCGAGCTCATCGGCTACTCCAATCGTTGTACAGGATGTAGTGTTGGACTTTATGCCATAAGCATAATTGATAGGAGATATTATATGAAAGACGTAACACCAGGATACATCAGTAAAGAAGAAGCTATCAAAAGAAAGCCAGCTGAGTTATATCATATCTGGAAATTAAACGAGGATGTACATTATAAATATACATCTGGAGATGTGGCTGTAGTTTACAATGGAAATACTTACAACCCTGCCACCATCGAGCGGGATTCTGTCCAGTATGATATAAAACTCGAAGTATCAAGCCTTAAGATACGAGCTGCCCGGATCACCATTCCAATTATTGAATATCTGGCAATCAATCCTCTTGACTTATATTGGATAGAGGTGCTTAAATTATTCAGGGACCAGGCACCACTCGAGGCCTCTGTAGTTTTTTTAGGACAGATAAAGTCGGTGGGATTCAACGGAGTAGCCGCAGAGGTAAATTGCGCGGGGTTTGAAACATACTTGCAGCGCGGAGTTCCTCGGTACAGGTATAGTCCGAATTGTAATCATGTTTTATATGACAGTAAATGTGGACTGGATAAGGCTTTATATAAAGCAGACGCTGTATTGACTGATCTGAGTTCTGACGGGATGGAATTGACATCAGCTACCTTCGCGCTTGAAGCAGATGATTATTACACTTTTGGCTATGCAGAATTTGGAGTAGCAAAACGGATGATTGTGTACCATGTAGGGGATATCGTGCGACTAAATTATCGTATACCGGGATTGGTGAGTGGAAATACAGTGATAGTTTATGCAGGTTGTGATCTGTCAATTGAGATGTGTAGAGATAAATTCAACAATGTAGATAACTTTTTGGGATTCGTTTGGATTCCGATAGATAACCCAGCGGCAGTGGCAAAATGAAATATTATTTTGAAAACATAGAAAAACAAAATAAACTCAAGTTAATACTTGATTCTTGGCTTGGTACTCCGTTCAGACATCAAGCATCCGTAAAAGGCCTTGGAGTAGACTGTATAAATTTTGTTGCAAAAGTCCTGGAAGAGCTTAAAATATTAAAATGGAAAAAGGATCTTATGCCTGAATATGCCCCAGACTGGCATATGCACAGAACCCAAAGTCTTCTTATCGATGGTATTCTACAACATCTCAACGTAGAGAATGTAGGCTTTAATAATCTAATGAACGGTGATTTAATCATATATTTTTTTGGCAGAGCTGCGTCACATGCAAGTATTTATTATGATGATCATACTTATCAAGCTGTCAATGATATCGGAGTGGTAAAACTTCCAGTCAGTGATAGAATGTGGTGGAAGCGTAAACGATATAATTTTAGGATATTAGCGTAAAGAGGTTAGTGGTATAAATCATGTCCACAGGAAGTATCATAGGCGGAGTTGTAGGAGCTGTAGTAGGCTTTATTGTAAGTGGAGGCAACCCAGCAGGTGCCTACATCGGTTTTACCATCGGCTTTGGCGCTGGCGCTATGATCGACCCTCTCACTCCTGACATACCTGTTCCCGGTATGCCTGAGCTTGGTAACTTAAATATATCTACATCTGATGAAGGCCCACCGATCAAAGATGTTCTTGGAACTACTAAAATATCTTCAGGAAATATTATATGGCACTGTTGTCAGAGAGTTGAAGAAGTAAAGGAAGAGGCACCAGGAGCCAAGGGCGGAGGTGGCTCAGAAGAAGTCCATGCTGGTTGGAAATATTATGTATCCTGGGCATTAGGTTTATGTATGGGACCTGTAGATACACTTTATACAATCTATAATGGAGATGATGTAGTCTGGAGCGGAGAATTAAACCGGCCAGTTGCCGGTGGTGAAGAAACTATCGTGCTTACAGGAATGGGCTCAATGACATTTTACTTTGGTACAGATGATCAGGTAGCTAATGCAACAATAGGCTCTAAGCTTGCTGACTCTACACTAAATACCCCCTACCGTCATCTATGCTGGGCGTTCTTTAATGATTGCTGTACAGGAAGTCGAGAATGTATACCAACAATGAAATTTGTTTTAAGAAAGAGTCCAGTCTTTGCTTTCAATGCCAATGAAGTAGTAGGGACTTATGACTATAATCCGGCGCATGCAAAATACTATATTCTGAATACATTGTTGGAAATTCCTATAGCATACCTAGATGGAGCAGGTTCTTTTTCCGATGAAGCAGATACTTTACATACTGAAGGTCATGGCATAAGCATTCTGTTTGGTTCACAAACACCTGCAATGAGTTATCTTGAATCGATTTTAGGACATACGGATGGAATAATCCGATGGGGAAATGACGGAAAATTTCATCCAAAGTTAATCCGGGCTGACGAGGCTGTTGTAGATCTTCCTTCTTTTGATGAAAACCAGATGCTTGAGCCCTTAGATATGACAAGAAAAAGTTGGTTTGACACAATAAATGAGGTGAAGGTACAGTACGCGGAGAGACTATTTCTAGATTACGAACCTCCTCCACCACCAAGCGGGGGGAAAATAAGTTTCATAGATAGTTGGGAATTTAACAATAGCTGGAATCCATTTTTTCTGAAGATAGCACCTACATCAGTGGGAACAAATTTAGCCCACATAGTTGTAACATCACCAAAAATGGGTGGATTTATATCTGAAATGAATGCTCTTAAAATCTATACTTTTGCAATGTCAATAGAATCAGGTATGCTTGTAAAGATAATTACAGATTCTATAGAACCAGTATATGATGATCCTGTTACAGGATACAAAGGATCATACAGTGATCTTGTGGCTGGAGGAATGCCTGGATATTTTATGTTGGGTGGATGTGTAACAAATCCTGTAACTCATGTTAATATAGAAGAAGGGTTTTATACCTTCTTTGCTGCAGGAGGTTTATTAGATGCTTCTTACCCTTCAGGATATTTGTCAATACCAGGAATCGGTCTTACAGGTAAAGCAGGGCCTAATCTTGAAGGTACCAATATTAATGCTGTCCACTATAGAACTGTAGGTGGTACCTACATAGCTACTGTTGCAGTTTCATCTTCAATTTTTTCACTAAGTTCTTATAATCTGGGTACACTAAAACCCTATGTTGATTTTGCATGGTCTTCTGATGGAAGTATTTTGGTAGTAGCTAACTGCGAAAATGATCCTTTTGATGCAGGATATCCAGAAGTAGGAACAATAAGAACTTTTAGTGTTGATGGTACTGGGATTATTGGTTCCTTACTGCATACATGGCAGTTTAAAGACGATGATGTTGATCGACCCTTTATAATTCATATGCAAGGAAATATTTATTTTATGGTTCATAGTGGAGTTGGGGCAGCGGGTTATATGAGAACTTTTAGCGTAGATAACACTGGTAATATTACTTCGATTAGTTCTGGAATGATTTCTGGTTGGGGATTTTGTAAACCAACCAAGGTAGATAATTATACTATTGCTGTATATTGCTCTGAATATGTTACAGGGAACAGAACAATAAGGACCTACAGAATTGAAGAAGATGGAACTATAGGAGCTTTACTGGATACTTATGATGCAGCTGGTATGATCCCTGCTCCCAGTAGTCTAATTCATGTGGGAAGAAATTGTTATATTTGCCCAACTTGGGTTATGTTTGGTGGATCTTATGTATATACATGGAAAATAGAGTAAGTCATGGCTAATGAACAAATAGATTTCAAAGAAACCATAGTCCGCGGAGTGGACCCCGGGAACAAAGATATTGTACAACAGATTAATAGCAAAACTGTACGTATGATGATGTATACTACCCCGACTAATGCAGGATGGATTACATCAAAAATTCTTAAACGTGAAGGATACGCCCTTGCTAACTTTAGCTTTCCAATAAATCGAGATGCTTTCCGCCTTGAACCTGGCGATCTTTTTAAGCTTAGCTATTCTAAGTATAATATGACAGATATGGTATGTAGAGTTGTACGCATTACGGAAGAAAATTTGCAGTCAGAAAATATCACCATTGATGCAGTTGAAGACATCGATTATATATCCAACGCTATTACAATTATTCCACCGGAGGGACACGCAACTCTACCTGATAAAACTTTAGCCGCATTAACACACATAGATGTAGTAGAAACCCCCTACGTTTTAACTGGAAATGATCTTGGGATCGTTCCACTTGCTGCAAGAGAAAAAAGCATAGAACTTGGTTATTATCTATATATGAGCATTGATGGTGGAACATCGTACACTAAAATTGCAACTATTACAACCTATAATCCTTCTGGGATCCTAGTATCAGACTATGCGATAACTCGTCAAATCGATGATTATCTTGGTTTTCAGATTGATTTTACCAACGATGATGTAGATATAATCCAGACAATCACAAAGGCTCAACTATGCGGTGGGACTAACCTTGCGCTGCTTGGAGCCGAAATTATTTCTTTTCAAACCATCACCCCAGTCGTTACAGATCGATATGCTTTTACTGGAATTTATAGAGGAAGATTTGATACGGAAGTGATAGAACATCTTGCTGATGAGGCATTTTTCTATATTGGAACAACAAATTATCAAACAGTGGAACATGCTGAAATTCTTGCTGGAACTACAAGAAAATTCAAACTTGTTCCATATTCGAGTAAATATGCTGGAGATATTTCGGATGCAAGTGCGGTTTCATCAAGTATAGAAGGCAGAGCAAAAAAACCCTACAGACCTATAAATCTTACAGCTAATGGAGTATTTAATGTAGAAAATCCTCTTTATACTACTGATATAGTATTAATCTGGGACCCAAGATTAAGAGGAGATGGTGCCGGAATAACAAGCGAGGTTTTCGATGTTAATTTTGCTCCGATAGCTTCCCCAGCTTCAGGCTATGAAGGGTATTTCAAGGTCGAGGTTTATGTAGATGATATATTGGTAAGAACAACGTCTGACATCGCAGATTTTACATGGACGTACACAGATGTTATGAATATAGTTGATAATGGTGCCCTTGCAGAAGAACTAGTTTTTAAATTATCAAATTATAGAAATGAGGGTGGTTACAATTATGAATCAGCTCAAACAGATATAACAGTAAGGAATCTTAATTCTTCTTCCAGTAGTAGTTCAAAGAGTTCGAGTAGTTCTGAATCTTCAAGTAGCAGCAGTTCTTCAGAATCAAGCAGCAGTTCTGAATCATCAAGCAGCAGTTCTGAATCATCAAGTAGCAGTTCTGAATCTTCAAGTAGCAGTTCTGAATCATCAAGTTCGTCTGAATCATCAAGTAGCAGCTCTGAATCATCAAGCTCATCTGAATCGTCAAGCAGTAGCTCTGAATCATCAAGCTCATCTGAATCGTCAAGTAGCAGTTCTTCAGAATCAAGTAGCAGTTCTTCAGAATCAAGTTCATCTGAATCAAGCTCAAGCAGTTCTTCAGAATCAAGCAGTAGTTCTGAATCATCAAGCTCCAGCTCTGAGTCATCATCAAGCTCTGAGTCATCAAGCTCCAGCTCTGAATCTTCCAGCTCCAGCTCTGAGTCATCAAGTAGCTCTGAATCATCGAGCTCAAGTTCCGAATCAAGCTCTAGCTCAGAATCATCAAGCTCCAGCTCCGAATCTTCTAGCGCCAGCTCCGAATCTTCTGGCTCATCTGAGTCTAGTTCGAGCAGTTCTGAAACACCTGCAGTAATTTATGGAGATAAAGCCATTTTTAATTCAGGAACAACTGATGAGCCTAATATATCTCGTTTAGATGATACTCACTTTATTGTAGCATACGAGGATACTGGTGAAAATAACTTCGGGAAGTGTAGCGTAGGAACAATATCTGGATCAACTATCTCTTTCGGCTCAGAATACAATTTCCATTCATCTGAATCCAGATATATTTCAGTGTCCTCTCTAGACAGCACTCACTTTGTTGTAGCGAATCAACACATTAACGATTATGGAACAGTAAGAATAGGCACAGTATCTGGCTTAGTTGCCTCTTTCCTCGGTTCAGAATATACTTTTAACGTATCTGATACTCGTGAAATTTCTGTATGCTCTTTAGACAGTACTCATTTTGTTGTGGCATACTCTGATGATGGTAATGGTTCTTCTGGGACAGCAATGGTAGGCACAGTGTCTGGCTCAAACATTTCCTTTGGTTCAGCATATGTTTTCCAATCAGGGGGCACTTGGCACAATATTTCTATATCTTCCTTAGATAACACCCATTTTGTTATTGCATATAAAGACAATAGTAATTATGGGACAGCAATAATAGGCACTGTATCTGGCTTAAGCATTTCCTTTGGTTCAGCATATGTTTTTAATTCAGCGGATATGGGCGCTCTAAGTTATCTTTCTGTATCCTCTTTAGACAGTACTCATTTTGTTATCGGATACAAAGATGATAATAATAACTCTTATGGGACAGCGATAATAGGCACAGTATCTGGTTCAGATATTTCTTTCGGCTCAAAGTATATTTTTAATTCAGCAGTTACCTCTTTTCCACATGTGTCTAGTTTAGACAGCACCCATTTTGTCGTTGGATATACAGATTCCAATCCTGCTTATGGAACAGCAATAATAGGCATAGTGTCTGGCTCAAGTATTTCTTTTAGTCCAGAATATGTTTTTGATTCGTTGGTCGCTCATGAAATCTTTACATCTTCTTTAGACAATACTCACTTTATTGTAGGATATGCAGGTCTTAGTTGGGATGGAACAGCAATTTGTGGAATTTATTCAGAGCCTTAGTTTAACAGTTTTGAATTTTCAAGCCCCAATTAATGACGTATCAAAAAATTTTAATGCCGAGTTTATAAGATGTGTGTAGTATAAATCAAGGAGAAGCTTTATGGATAACATAGCACTCAACAATATTACTTATAATACCATCGGTCAAATTAGTCTGACATAATCTAACTTTAAAAAAAAAGATTGAAAACAGTAAAAATCAGAAAGCCACCTTGCCCAGTGTACAAAAGTTTGTGTGCAGTGTAGCGTGATGGAATCCAATACATTTGCAACTACCTTTACTAAAAACCGAAACAAAGGGGAAAAAACTAGACCTAAAAATGAATACACATCCAAATTATTGCTATAATTGTATTTATCTATTTTATGAAGAAGAAGAATCTCTTGCAATTAATTTCAATGAAAGATACCATTCTCATGGATATACCTACAAGTGTGAATTTTATGGCGTTCGTCTGGACTGTAACTCACATGATCCAGTTAGATCAGAAAAATGTATTGAAGAAAATAGATTCTCAGAGGAAGAAGGATCCATTTCAGAGGATGAATCTATCTTAGAGAATAAATTCTTAGAGAATAAATTCTCAGAATCAGAGGAGAAAAAATCATGGGTAGCATAATACTTAACGATATTGTTTATGGTGTAACCGGTCAAAATGGTTTAGCTCAGGATAATTTTGAAGAAATTGAAAACTATATTAATGGAAAGGGAGGAGGACTAGTAACTCTTGCAGAAAACATCACAGTACATCTAGAAAACGGGGATCCTAAATCAAATATCTACACAGTGCCAGCTGGAAAGAAAATGATTGTGTCTGATGTTGTAATTCGAACACCAACAGGCAGCTTAGCCGGAGGCACAGATTTTAATTTTGGAGATGGCGCTGCCTGCACCACATGGCGACAGGGAGTAGACTTGGCAGATTTAACTCTTGCGTCTCATTACCGAATAATTTCCAATAATAATGTAACATATACAATCTTTGATGCCGGGGATGTATTTGGAATTATACCAGTGACTGGAGCAGTGGCCGATGCAGACGCAAAAGCAGATTTGTTTGGGTATTTGTATGATGAATAGATAGTATAGTAAACGAACTATATTATAGATAGAAAGGAGGTAAAATAATGTTTTATATATTAATTTTTATTCTCGCTATTCTGGTTAGTTTCATGGTTCTTGCTATATCTAATAAATACCTGCCTGTGTTTTTTTGTGTTCATTTAGGCTGGCATCTTGCACCAATAACACAAGGGTTTGATGGGTGTAGCTTTACTGGAGTATGCCCTCGCTGTGGAGAGCATATTTTGCAAGATGGACAGGGGAACTGGTTTTGAAGTATAATAAAGAGAGAGAATTATGAGGTATAATAAATCATAGGGAGGGAATTATGAGATATAATAAATTAAAGGGAGGAAAACTATGCAGAATCTTGAATTTACCAACGAGAAACGTTTAAACAGGAGAAGGGCAGAATTTGTTTATAATGCTGCCAGGTTAGCTGCAATAGCAGCCAATGTACCCATTATTCCTGTTCGATGGAATGATAGAGAACAAAAGTTTAAAGCCCAATTCTTTGAAGTGATAGAGCGTCAATGTAGCAACCAACGTTCTGGATCTCCCGAAGAATTACATGGTAGCTGGATGCAATCATACTTATCAATGGGATGGGTATATGGCAAAATATATAATCGAGAAAAGCGTACTCATCCTGATTTGGTGCCGTATTCACAACTAGATAAATTAGAGCAGGAAAAAGACTCTGTTTTTGTTGCGTTATGTGAAGTTGCGAGGTTATGGATTCATGATTAAAGATTTATGATTGAAGAAGAAAATTGGTTTTAGCTATGAGAACTTCATTTAGATTATTTCTCTGGTATTTAGTCCTATCTATTTTTCTTGCTTTATTTTTGTTTTTAGGACTAAGCTACCTCACAATTATAAGATTAACCTGGTGGTCATGAAACTAACCTAATAATCATGAAATTAACCTAATAATCATGAAATTAACCTAATAATCATGAAATTAATTTAACAGGGGAGGAAAAAACAATGCCAACAATAAAACAAATAGTAAAATCAAAAGCGAACGAGTTTAACGTAGTTATTGCACCGGCCATTATAATGGGTCTCAAGTCCGTTGGGATCGAGGTTCCGATCGAAATCGTTATGGCCTTTTATGCAGTTGTGAATTTTATTATTAGATGGGTAACAAAAAAACCTTTGGCTGAGAAATAGTTAATTAGCTCAGCAATTCTATAAAATGTAGGCCTCCACCTGACCGCGTGAGAGTACAAGTTGAAGGTCGTTAAATATAACGCCTACATTAACTGCGGAATAATTATGGGTAAACTAATTAACTTAGTAGGACAAAAGTTTGGGAGATGGACAGCTCTAGAAAGAGCGAAAGATAAAAACGGATTAGTGCGCTGGAAATGTTGTTGTGATTGTGGAACAATTAGAGATGTTCGTTCTATTAGATTACGAAATGGCTTAACAAAATCCTGTGGTTGTTTGCAACGAGAGATGGCATCAATTAAAAATACCAAGCATTCACAATCAAATAGCTCTATATATTATAGCTGGATAGATATGAAACGTCGTTGTAATGATCCTAATAATGTAGGCTATAAATATTATGGTGCTCGCGGTATCAAAGTTTGTGATCGCTGGCTAAATAGTTTTGAGAATTTTTTTACTGATATGGGAAAGAAACCCGAGAAATTTACCCTCGAAAGAAAAGATTTTGATGGTAATTACGAACCTTCTAATTGTACATGGGTTAGCAAGAAAGAACAACAGCGAAACAGGCGAAATAATCGATTAATCAATTATAACGGAAAAATACAATGCATGTCCAAATGGGCAGAAGAAATCGGAGTATCTCTTCCAGCCCTTTGGTGGAGATTAAAACATTATCCACCGCGAATAGCTTTTAATATGTAAATCTTATGACCGAAAAAACTATTCTGAATATAATCAGTAACTTAGAACCTCATCTTTTCTTTCTTCTTTTCAAGCTTCTCTTAGCAGGATTTGCCGTTCTTTTTCTCAAAGCAATCTTAGAAAATCTTGTTGCTTATGTTCAATTTTCGAGTAACAAGCGTCTGGGAATTGGAGTTAAGGTCCGGGTACGTGGAAAACCTGGAAAGATAAGCTGGTTTAATCTAAGATGGATTTTTGTACATACACAAGATGGTGAAGAAATTATTGCAATGAAACGTTGGATGTATGAGCAATGGGCTGTTTTGAATAATAATAATGACAAGAAATAATAACAGTAACACTAACAGTCTTTTTTCAAGAATGACCCTCGATGGCTCAGACTGTAAACAGCGTTCTCTAGTTGAGTGTATGCAATTCATTATGGAAGTAATTAACACGCTCAAGGTTTCTCTGCGTTCTCAAACCGTCTATGAATTTAATGATTATAAGTTCAATGATTGTGAATCCGAGGACCTAATGCTAGAGACTTTACCAGGAATTATCATAACAACTTTCTCTCAACAATCATCTCTTTCTCTTCATACATTTTCTTTTATTAAAAAAGCCTCTCTCAATATTTTCTCCACCAAACCTTTTCCACGAAAAGTTATTGAGAAAGCCTTTAGATATTTTTTTAAACCTGGGGAGTTGTTGGTGGGAGGGAATTAATACTATGGATTGTATAAAATACAAGAAGGGTTATAAATATCAGCTTGCAGAGACTTACAATATTAAAACAGATATCAAACCTTCTGAACATATCCTGACTCATTTTATAGACTTAACTACTAATGGCACACTGATCATAAGGAAGGGATACGCGTGGGACGGTCCGAGCGGGCCTACCTTAGATACAAAAAATTTTATGAGGGGTGCTTTGATTCACGATGCACTCTTCCAACTTATGAGACAAGGACATCTTAGTCAAAAATATAGAAAATTTGCCGACCGACTTCTCCAAAAAATATGCAGAGAAGATGGTATGAATAAATTAAGAGCCTGGTATGTATATCAGGGTGTTCATTTAGGTGGAAAGTTTGCAGCAGATCCAGCTAATAAGAAACAGGTTATCAAAGCTCCTAAGAGGTGTAAGTGATACGCTCCTCTCCTCTTTTCTCCTCCTCTCCTCTCCCCTCCCCTCCCCCCCCTCCCCATATATCCCACATCTACCTCTTATCACTTCCTCACGGCACCTCGTACACTCGTAACACGGCAGACTCTTCCTCATACTTTTCCCTTGTTTCCGTCCTAACAT